GCATATATTATATTAGTATTAACTCAATAAGGAAAAAGATGAAAAAAGTCAATTATTTAAATAACAAAGATATGCTAGCAGAAATACATAAAAGTAAAAACACATTTTCAAGTTTTACTGATCTAGAATTTTCAGAGTACGATATAATCGTGTCAGATGTTTCTAAAATTACTTCTAAAATTGTTATAGAAGCAAAACAAAATAGAGCAAAACGGTTGTCTTCAAAAGACTACGAAGTTAAAAAAATAGAAAACAACAAGATAAAACTATCGGATTGTGAAATAGATATTAAATCAATTAAAAAAACTGATTTAGTATTTAGAGTCATGACGTTTGATCATATACCCGACGAACCCGGTAGAAAGAAAAACCCAAAAAGTGTAGCCGATGGTAAGATAAAACTAAATTTCCCACCTTTTCAACATTGGAAGTTTAACGAAGACGGCGAACTAGTGTGCGTGGGTAAAAGTCATTGGGTCGGTGGCATGGAGAATGGCTATTTTTCCAAAGAACATGGTGTGGCAACACGAAAACTTGCACTTATGTGGATGAAGCTGTGTGAGCGTTATGCTACAAGAGGAAACGTTCGTGGTTATACATACAATGACGAAATGAAAGGTCAAGCAGTACTACAGCTAACACAGATAGGATTGCAGTTTGACGAATCAAAGTCTAATAACCCGTTTGCATATTATACCGCAGCCGTAACTAACAGCTTTGTTCGTGTTATAAACTTAGAAAAACGCAATCAAAATATTCGTGATGACATTTTAGAAATGAATAATTTAAATCCTAGCTTTACTAGACAGTACCAAGGCGAGTTCGAAGCTGCTACAAAACGTTATATAGATTCTCAAGAAGAATAATTGTTGACAATCAAAGACATACTCGCTATACTTTAGTTTAATACGGAGATCTATATTGTTTAAAAAGGCAGCAGTGTTCACTGACATACATTTTGGTATGAAAGGTAACTCTAAGATTCACAATCAAGACTGTGAAGACTTTGTTGATTGGTTTATTCAAACCGCTAAAGAAAATAACTGCGACACAGGATTGTTTTGTGGCGACTGGAATCACAATAGAAACAGTCTTAACCTAACAACAATGGATAGCGGGCTTAGGGCGTTGGAAAAACTCGGGGCTGCATTTGAAAACTTTTATATATTTGCTGGCAATCATGACTTGTATTACAAAGATGCAAGAGACATCAAGTCAACTGAGTTTGCAAAACATATTCCTGGTATTACAGTAATTAACGACGTTACAGTATTTGATGATGTAGCACTTGTTCCATGGTTGGTTAATGAAGAATGGAAACAAGTAGAGAAGTTGCAAGCAAAGTACGTGTTTGGACACTTCGAACTTCCTTCGTTTTATATGAATGCTATGGTGCAGATGCCGGACCACGGCGAACTCAAAGCAGAACACTTCAAGAACCAAGAGTATGTGTTTAGTGGACACTTTCATAAACGACAAATACAAGGTAAGATACACTACATTGGTAATGCATTTCCTCACAACTATGCCGATGCATGGGACGATGCACGTGGAATGATGATACTGGATCGTGAAAACGATGCAGAACCTCGGTACATTGATTGGCCAGATTGTCCAAAGTATCGTACAATTAAACTATCACAGCTAATCGACGAGAAGGATACGCTTATCAAGCCTAACATGTATCTGCGTGTTACACTCGACCTGCCTATTAGCTACGAAGAAGCAAGTTTTGTAAAAGAAACATTCATGGAACAGTATAAATGCAGAGAGATAACTCTTATTCCACAAAAACAACTTGAAGAAATCACTACAGAACTCGATATTGCACAATTTGAAAGTGTAGATCAGATTGTAAGCAACGAGATCATGTCTATTGACAGCGAGAACTATAATAAAAATCTACTATTGAACATATATGGTGAACTACAATGATTCGCATCAAGGATTTGACTGTTAAGAACTTTATGAGTGTGGGTAATGTTACCCAAGCTGTCGACTTTAATCGTGAACAGCTTACGTTGGTACTTGGTGAAAACTTAGATCAAGGCGGAGACGATACTGGTTCACGTAACGGTACTGGAAAAACTACTATTGTTAACGCACTATCATATGCATTGTATGGACAAGCACTAACTAGTATTAAAAAGAACAATCTAATCAATAAAACCAATAACAAGGGTATGTTGGTTACCCTTAACTTTGAAAAAAACAGTATACTATATCGTATCGAACGTGGAAGATCGCCTAACATCTTAAAGTTTTATGTAAACGACATTCAACAAATTGACGAATCTGCTGATGAAAGCCAAGGCGATAGCAGAGAAACTCAAAAAACTATCAATGACTTGCTAGGAATGAGCCACAATATGTTTAAACATGTTGTAGCACTTAATACATACACTGAACCATTCCTTAGTATGCGAACAAATGACCAAAGAGAAATCATTGAACAGCTTCTTGGCATTACTATCCTGTCCGAAAAAGCAAACTTGTTAAAAGATCAAGTTAAATTTACAAAAGATCTTATAACAGAAGAAACATTAAAGATTAATGCTGTACAATCCAGCAACGAAAAGATCGGTCAAAGTATTAACACTCTGATAAGTCGTCAACGTGCATGGGAAATAAAAAGAAAGCAGGATATTGAAAATCTATCGACTGCATTAGAAGAACTTGCAAAACTTGACATTGAAGTCGAGTTGGATTTGCATGATCAACTGTTAAAGTGGAACGATCGTAATACTCGTGTTAATGCATTAAAGAAAGAACATGCAACTCTTGAAACTGCACTTACTAGAGCAGATACTAGTGTTCAGAAAGTACAAAAAGACATCAAAGAACTAGACGATGCTGTGTGTTATGCATGTGGTCAAGCATTGCATGATAATAAAAAACAGGAAATTCTTTCAAAAAAAGATAAAGAATTGTCGGACGCTATGAAATATCTGTCCGAAGTTGCAGACAAATTTGAAAAAGTCAACAACGAATTAACTGAAATCGGCGATGTTAATGCAAAGCCAAACACATTTTATGAAACTGCAAAAGAAGCCTACGAGCATAGAAACAACGTAGACAACCTACAAGCAGCGATCGTGCGTAAAGAACAAGAAGAAGATCCGTATCAAGCACAGATAGACGATTTAAAAAACACTGCATTGCAAGTAATCGACTGGTCAGGTGTTAATAAGTTAACAGAACTTAAAGAACATCAGGATTTCTTGCTTAAACTGTTAACTAATAAAGATTCCTTTATTAGAAAAAAGATTATTGATCAAAACTTAGCGTATCTAAACAATAGACTTACATATTACCTTGATAAACTAGGGTTACCACATCAAGTTGCGTTTTTAAATGACCTGAGTGTTGAAATTACACAGCTAGGTCAAGACTTGGACTTTGATAACTTATCAAGAGGTGAGCGTAATCGTTTAATACTAGGTCTGAGCTTTGCTTTCCGCGATGTTTGGGAAAGTTTGTACCAAAGCATTAACTTGTTGTTTATCGACGAGCTTATTGACAGCGGAATGGATACAGCAGGAGTTGAAAATAGCTTAGGAGTTCTAAAAAAGATGGGAAGAGAACGTAGCAAAAACATTTTTCTTATCTCGCACAAAGACGAACTGGTTGGTAGAGTTAATAATGTGTTGAAAGTTATTAAAGAAAACGGCTTTACCAGTTACGCAAACGACATTGATGTAGTAGAATGACAATCGAAGACGACACACACGACAAACTTGTTAAGGCATACCTAGATTATTTTGCATTAAACGAAGATTTTCAGCAGCGTCCTGCTGAAACCAGGCGGCGCATAGTAAGAAAAAAGCTAAACGAGATAAAGTTATTGTGTTCAATACGTCGTGATGAAATAATGGAAGAACACCGTAGGCATGTAAAAGATGGCAGAGCAAGAAATAATCCAAAAGAGGCACGTAGAGTAAATCCAAAAAATAATTAATGTATGAATTGGACATATAAAGGTAAAGAAGTCATAGAAATACCAGAAGACATCGAAGGCTTTGTATATCTTATTACCAATTTAACAAATAATCGCAAGTACATAGGCAAGAAATTAGCACGATTTAAAACTACTAAGCCACCGCTTAAAGGCAAAAAGAACAAACGTAGAGGCTACAAAGAAAGCGATTGGCGAGACTATTGGGGATCGTCAGACAGGTTAAACGAAGATGTAGCAGCACTAGGCACTGATAAATTCACAAGAGAAGTACTTTACTTTTGCAAAAGCAGAGCAGAAATGAGCTACATAGAGGCAAGAGAACAGTTCGAACGTAGAGTTTTAGAAACAGATGAGTATTATAACGGTATCATCAACGTTCGTGTAGGCGGCAGCGATAAACTTAGGGAAGCATTGTTAGAGCATGGCAAGAAGTATTGATTGGCAAACTGTACAAAAGCGACATAAAATTTATAAAGAAAACGATCAAGAAAGAAAAGGCTGGGACCATCGTGCATCAGACAACGCTGCACTAAGAAAAAATAAAATATGGGCAGTTAAAGGCAAGTATTACGGAAAACCTTTAAGCGATCTTCCACTAAACTATTTAGGTTGGATTGTTGATAACTTTGAAACAATATCGATACATAGGCAAATGGCAGCCGAAGAGCTACAACGTAGATATAAAGATATAGGCAAATAATCCAACACAAAAGGTTGGCGGGCCAGTTTATAATACCGCTGTGGAAAAACCTGTAGAGATACAGGACACGTAACATACTAATGGACTCATCTAGGTTAACCATTACCATTGGAGTACCCGTCGGTATAGATAGATTGTTGGCTGTCAAAAAAAAACTGCACATTACACATAAAAACCGTTTGCACTAGGAACGAAGCAACGGATAAAAGTGTAGTGTATGCACTCTAAAAGAATTTTATTAAAATTTTTTTATAGCGTATGCACTATATTTTGATGTCGACGTAGGTTGGGAAAGGTCAGAGCCCATTGTGTAGCAGAAAACACCTACTTCCAAGTCTCGGCTGGTGATACTCACATAATGTTTGAGAAGGAGGAACCTGTTAACAGGTTCCGTCTGACCAGATTAATCTACATAATATTAATTGCATGTGTTACACACATGCTTAATCATTAAGATAAAGATAATATGTGTTGAGCGATAGCGATAACACAGTTGAACGTAGTTCGACTTTAAAGTTCTTCATAAATAATATAAATGCGTTTAAAGGAATAACCAAAATGAAAATACATCAAATAATGTCGGAATCTGAAGTTGATGAAGCACCTGTTGGTATGTTGAAGCGTTTAGGTCAGAAGATAGCAAGTAAAGTTCCTGGTGAGATTGGTGCTAGGGCTTCTGGACAACTAAGTGCAAGCAAAGATGCTAATGCCATGAAAACAGATCTTGCTAGATGGATGGGTCAAGCACAAATACCAAAAGGAAGTTTGACTATTTCTCAGTTCAAGCAGTTTTTAGATCAAAAAGGTTTACCAACAGACCAGCTGGTACCAACTATCAAGAGAGTTACAGGAACTGCGGCAGTTAATCAAGTGCTTGACAACAATGCAGTTGATCAAGTATTATTAAAAGTTGTAGGACAAGGCGCTGCTGCAACTGATGCTGGTGGAACAAAAAGTAAATTTGCTGCAAAGCCACTTAAGACACCGCCAACAGGAACACCTCCTGCACAAGGACAAGGCGCTCCTGACATAACTAATTTTGTTAACAGTTTAACACCTCAACAAAAAGCAAAACTTAAAGCATCACTATAAAAATAAAACAAACCTGCTTAGAAATACGGCAGGTTTGTTTTTTTAGCTACTTCGTGATTTTCTTTTATCAAGTTAGCTATAATCTCTTGATCCTCAGGTGACAACTCATACGCCTCTGACAACGAAACACTTCCTCTCATGCTCCAACAAATTTTAAACAAGTTATGTTTTAGCTGTTTTGTTTCGTTATCTAGGATCTCAACTTCTTGTAAGATCTTTTCAACTGACCAAGTTGAGATCCTTATGCGAAAAAATCAGAACGATCGAAAACAATAGGCAGCATAAATTCTTCTGGAGCACCTGCTGCACGTTCTTCTTCACCAGTTACAACTTTCAAAGATTTTATTTTAAACTTTTGTCTTTGTGATTCGATGTGATCCAGCACAGCCTTGTACAGATCCTTGTCGGCGTTGTCAAAAAATTCTGCTATATGCGTTGGATCAGTTACAGGATCTTCATCTTGATATTGAATAGCAACTACACTTCGTGCCATCAATCCTATGTTCAAGTCAGTTAATCTAGTAAAACTTTCATTGAAGCGTTGTATTTTTTCAACTTCTGACATCTTGTCGTCGTCTAGTAGCTTTAATATTCGTTGCTCTTCAAAGGTTTTCATTGCACTTTCGGTAAAGTTTTTATAATTTGTAGGTGCAATTTCAAATTTCCAATCACGGTAGGACACTATGTTTTCATATTCATTTGAAGAAATTTGATCCAACAGTATTCTTAGGTCAACATCATACGAGCGTTCGATGTCTGTGTTGGGCAGTGTAGTAGTAATAGACATCTTCTCACCATAGGTTGCAATTCTTATGGCGATTAAGATATAATCTACGTCAATACTGGGTACGTTCCATGCATTTTTAATATTAGGAATACAACTTTGTATTACATCAACTGTTGATTGTCCGTTTAACAGTGCATCAGGTGTTTTAAAACGCAATTCATCCTTGGCAGTCATGGCCAACACAGGTATTTCTCCTGTTTCTGTTGTTTCAAGCGAGCCTTTGGGATAAAAATATCCTTTACTAGGCAATGTAACATATAGTTTAGGTTGTCTAAAATGCTTTGCTAACGGATTGCTAGATGCGGACAGGTTCATGTATTTTTTCTCCGGATAAATACTATGTAGTATATATGCGATATAATTATGTACGTATTTAATTTAGGTTAGCAAATGGTAGATGAAGTAGAAATTTCCAATGTAGGTGGTCCAAAAGGTGTTGCCAGTGAAGCTACGCTTGCAGCATTGGTTTCCGCATTAAGCAAAGGTGACACTGCTAGAGAAAGAAGTTTAAGACTTGAATCGTTGGCAATGTCTGCAAATACTAAATCTATAAAAAATAATAATAAAGAACAAGGAATTTTTGCAAAAGCTGTCAATAGTGCTGCCGGAGTAGTCGGAGGATTAGGAAAAGAATTTGCACTAGGAGGCGACAGACTTAGCAATTTTAGTCAACACATACTCGGAGCAGGTTCGTCTATACAAGGACTTATTGAGTACTTAGATGATAGCGTTGACAGATTTAGAAATCTAAGTTCGGTCGGGGCTAGCTTTAACAACAGTATTTTTGATATGATTAAAACATCTAGTACTGCTGGCATGAGTCTAGACGATTTTAATAGTTTAGTTCAAAATAACAGTCAAACATTACGACAGCTTGGCGGAAGTGTAACTAATGGTACAAAAAGATTTTCAGATTTAAGTAAAAGTTTAAGAGCCGGTGACACTGGAAGACGATTGTTTGATTTAGGTTTTACAATTGCTGGTGTTAATGATGGAATGGTTTCTTTTATTTCAATTCAACAGACGCAAGGTAGACTGCAAGGAAGATCCAACGCATCGTTGATCGAAGGAAGTCAAAACTATCTTAAACAAATTGACTTGCTTTCAAAAGCTACTGGAAAAAGTCGCGAAGCATTAATGGAAAGCACCGAAGCATTAAACAGCAACGTTAGGTTCCAAGCATTACAAAAAAATGCACTAAGCGATGGCGCTTCAAATCTTGACTTAAACTTAGCAGCAGCCGCTAGCTTTCTTCCTGAATTTACAGACGGACTGATCGATATATCTGAAGGCACAGTAACAACTGAGTTTGGTAAAGCGTTAGAAGCAGCCGGTGGCGCTGGTGCAGAGTTTGTAGATCTAATGAAACGTGCTGAAGGAATGGATCAAGGCGACTTTCTAAGAGAATTAAACAGGTTAGGACCCGCAGTTGCAGATCTAGCATTAAATATAGCAGGAAGCGAAGATGCGATGAGAGTTATGGCCGAGTCTGGCTCCAAGATCTCTCCGTTGTTTGATGCATTCGATGGCATGAGAAAAATGGGAAATATGAATGTCGAACAAATATTAAAAGAACAGGATCAAAGAGATACGCTGACTAGCGTACTTGCAGGATTTTCTCAGGCAATACAAGATTTAAAATCTAATGTAATAGATGTGATATTGAATAGTGGGTTCGGTGAAGCCATTAAAGAACTTGGAATTGCTTTAAAAGATTCTGTGATTGCATTATTTGGAGCAAGCGGTGCAGAAGGAGCAGCAGGTGATCTTAAAAAAGGTATACAAGATTTAAGTTCTCAATACTTTGGAGAATCGGGTACACTTACTCTTTTAGTAAAAGACTTTACACAGTTTATAAGAGATTTAACAACAAGCGATAACCCGATGGAACTTTTCAAAACAAAAGTTGGAGAATTAGGAACTAGTATAAAAAATTGGTTTATGGATACGTTGCTAGGCGAAAGAGGGGCAAATGAATACGGTGAAATGGGCCGAGGAGAACGGCAAGGCGGGATATTAAAATCTATATCAGATGGGTTTTCCAGTTTGTTTAAAGAAGGTTCAATATTAACAACAATAAAAGAATCTATATCCAGTGTGTTTGGCAAAGTTGTCGAAGGAATTAGTGATTTCTGGAATGATTCCGCGAATCAAACTGTAATTAACAATTTCTTTACAGATATGAAAGATATGTTTAGCAGGTTGATAGATGAAATTATTTTATCTGTTAACGAAAGCACTAATGGATTATTGTTTGGAGATCAGGCTGCTGCAATATTAGAAAAACGTATTGCAACAAGCGGTGCAACGTCACTAACTGATGATCAAAAAAAGACACTAGCAGAAGAACGATACGAAGCAAGAACATACGAAATAGATGAAGCATTAAACGCTACCGTTGAGGGCGCAGCAGAGGCATTAGATTTTGCAGCTAACAGTGTTAACTCGCTTCTTGGACTCAGCGATACGTTAGGGACAGCCGATCTATCCGGAATGTTCTACGACTGGACAAGATATGATCCAACGTTAGACGCCGAAGTTCCTACTATGCCAATAAACCCACCTGAACAAAAATCAATTGGAACTCTAGGAACAACTGGACTCAAGTTTGAACCCAAGGACACTGTTGCTCAACTTCACAGAGGAGAGCGTGTGTTAAGTCCTGAAGAAACTGCAAAATACAATAGCACAGGCAACCAGACTATGTCAAACGAAAAGCTAGATCAGTTAAATAATACTATGATGAGAGTAGCAGGATTGCTTGATTCTGCACTAGGAGTTCAAACAAGAACAATGAAAAATGTTAAATCGCTAGGATTTGATTATTATAGAGGATCACCAGCATGAGTTGGAAAAAATACTTCACCCCTGTACCAACTAGCATGAATGCCAGTGGAAGCTATAGCCCATTTAGTTTTAAAAGCGGTTCGGGCATGGGTCCTGCTGCTGCCAATTACTCAAGTCATTTGCCTGACGTTTACGTAGGATCTCCTAACCGTATTGAGCGTTATGGTCAGTACAATACCATGGACAACGACAGCGAAGTAAATGCTGCACTGGACATATTAGCTGAATTTTGTAGTCAAACCAACAAAGAAAACGGTACACCATTTAAAATTAATTTTAACAACAGTGCAACAAACACAGAAGTTAAGATACTAGGACAATATTTAAAGCAGTGGTCAAAACTACAACAGTTTGAAACTAGAATATTTAAAATTATCAGAAATGCTTTCAAGTATGGCGATCAATTTTTCATTAGAGATCCAGAAACTAAAAAATGGTTCCACGTTGATCCGGCTAAGGTTACAAAAATAATTGTTAACGAAAGTGATGGCAAACGTCCAGAACAATACATTGTCAAAGATATTAATATTTCATTTGAAGCGTTGAGTGCTACAAAGATCAATACAACAAACGCATACGGACCGGGTGGCAATCAACCTGGATACCAAACGCTTGAACAAAAGTATATGACTGGTCAAACTCCTGGACCCAACACCAGCAGATTCATGAATGAAACAAACGAAACTGCTATTAACGCAGAACATATGGTACATTTAAGTTTAAGCGAAGGATTGGACAACAACTATCCGTTTGGCAACAGTTTGCTTGAAACTATCTTCAAAGTGTACAAGCAAAAAGAATTACTTGAAGACGCTATCATCATCTATCGTGTGCAACGTGCACCGGAACGCAGAGTGTTTTATGTTGACGTTGGTAACATGCCCAGTCACCTTGCTATGCAGTTTGTTGAACGTGTAAAAACTGAAATTCATCAGAGACGCATTCCTAGTAAGACAGGTGGCGGTCAAAATGTTATAGACAGCTCGTACAACCCACTTAGCATAAATGAAGACTACTTCTTCCCGCAAACAGCAGAAGGTAGAGGATCAAAGGTTGAAACACTACCCGGTGGTACAAACCTAGGTGAAATAGATGACTTGCGTTATTTTACAAACAAGTTGATACGTGGATTAAGAATTCCAAGTTCTTATCTTCCAACAGGTGCAGATGATGCAAGTTCAACTTACAATGATGGTAGAGTTGGCACAGCGTACATTCAAGAATTGCGTTTTAACAATTACTGCGAAAGACTACAAAGTTTAATAGCTGAAATATTCAACAACGAGTTTAAGTTGTATCTAGTTGAAAAGGGTGTAAACATAGACGTATCTATGTTTGACTTAAAACTTCAACCACCGCAAAACTTTGCAAGCTATCGTCAAGCAGAACTCGACAGCAACAGAATCAATACATTTACAGCAATGCAACAGGTACCGTTTATTTCAAATAGATTTGCCCTAGCAAGATTCTTAGGACTGAGCAAAGAAGAAATTGCAGAAAACGAGCGCCTATGGCAAGAAGAGAACGATGAAGAATTTGGCACACCGTCTCAAGACCCAACTGTACAAATGCGTGATGCAGGTATAACTGGTGCTGACATAAGCAACGATCTAGCTTCAGCAGAAGGCGAAGATACAGAAACAGCACCTCAAGAACCAACTGGCGAGGAAAGTCCATTAAGCGGCGCAGGCGCCGCTGCTCAACCTGCACCGGAGATATAAATACATTATGATATTACGTGAGCTTTATTACTTTGACAGAAAAACTTTAGAGCCAACTGAGGATAATCGTTACGAACCTCAGGACGATGAATCTATAGTTAAAATCGGCGACACTAGAAAAACTAGATTAACATTACGTGATATCAATAAAGCAAGACGTGCAGATGACATGCACAGACAAGAAGCTGACAAAGATTTATCTCACATTAGAGCCATGTATGGACTTGCAGCACAAGCACCAGCAGATCAAGTGTAAGGATTAACACTTGCCTAAAAGTCATATCCCTGGCGAAACAAAAGAACAACGTAAAATTAGAAAACGCCAAGAAAAAAATAAAACAGTTTCTGCAACGCCAATAGAAAAAGAATACCATCCGCAGATAGAAATAAACAGAGATGAGTCTGTTGCATTTGTATTAGGCAATGGCACAAGCAGAAAGCCCATTGACGTAAAAGAATTACGTCCTTATGGAAAAATCTACGGATGCAATGGACTGTATAGAGAATTTTCCCCTGATCATTTGATTGCAGTTGATACAAAAATGATAAAAGAAATTTCTGGAAAAAGCTATCAAATGAATCATCAGGTTTGGACCAATCCAAACAGATACACAAGAGAAGTTCCAAGATTAAATTTGTTCAATCCTAACTTAGGATGGAGCAGCGGACCTAGCGCATTAATGCTAGCAAGCACGCATGTATACAAAACAATCTACATCTTGGGATTTGATTATGAAGGTATTGGATTGAGAAAAGAGTTGGTAAACAATGTGTATGCAGGTACAGAAAATTACAAACGAGAAAACGAAAGAGCCACATACTTTGGAAACTGGGCTAGACAAACTGCAACATGTATCAAGAAACACAACACTATAAAATATATAAGAGTAGTTGAAGATCAAAACAGTTTTGTACCAGAAACCCTATCAGGATTGATAAATTTAACACACATTACAGTAG